AGAAGTGTCTAATTTTTCCTGTTCAAGTAGTTTTTGAACATCTTGTTCTTCTTGAGATTTGTAGTAACCTGTCTGACTTAGGTTTCCCTTTAAAGCGGCCATGCTTCTATCCCATTCAGTCAGACGCCAGTTATTTAAAGTATTATAAACACCAGCAACATTATCAGCAAAACCCTTTTTCTTTGGTCCAGTTTGTTGATCTTGAGTATTCTGGTTTTGTCCACCTAATAAATTTCCTATTATCGGTAAAGCCATTTTTAACCCTTTACATATAAGTTCCACTGGAAGCTGCACTGGCCAGGCCAGGTACACCCAAAGCTGCAACATTAGCAACAGTTGTCAGGTCACTTGGGCCACCCTTAGATACATACTGGTAAACACCGCCACTGCCGTTATACAGACCCATAGCAATTGGATAGACAACCTCATAAGGAGCAAGTAACTCTTGTAAATTCTCCTGATACAGTGCATCATAATATGACTGTTCAATAGCCCTCGGTTTCTCAAGTACGTTCTGAGCCTGATTTACATTAGATATTTCCTGTTGACCTAAACCCGCTGCTGTTCTTACTGCGTCAGACTTGCGGTTGCGTTCGTTCTCGTACATTGAACCAAGCTTGGTAGTTATCTGGTCGTTAACCTGTCTGTTATTCTCAGATTCAAGCTGTTGACTTGGTGACGACTGGAGCATGCCGCCTCGCTGGCTTCTCAGGCGAATAGCATTGTTCGATGAACCTCGTAAATCTTCCATCTCATTGCGGAAACCCTGATAATAATCGCTTGACCTTGGGTCGTAATCATCATTGAGCGTTTTTTGTGTCTCTGCCATGGCCATGTTGTAACCTTGCGTCCCATTGGCAAGCAGTTCCCTCATCTTATTAACGGAGTCCTGTTCGCCGCCGGTAAGGTCAGCTACTTGACGTTGTGGGTAATTGAGATTATCACCACGTGCCAGTAAATCTTTTAAATAGTTACCGCCCGCATATGATTCCTCAGTTCGGTAAAACTTAGTTTTGTCCTTAGTGCCTTTCCAAAAGCTCATTATAGACCTCCAACGTCTAAACGTTTCTCAATCTTAGAAGTATCGATATGCAATAATCGATAACATCGTTCTATTTCTTTTATAAGCAGATTGATCTGCTTGCTTGCTTCCTCAATAGTCGTTACCTGAACGGCTCTTATTGGTAGTGTTTTCGGGGCTTCCATTATCTGTCACCTACCGTTTCAAAGTGTAAAATAACACCAATAAACCTGAACGGATCCGTTCCGGTCATCTTGATAAGGAAATGTTTCGCAAGGTAACTGACTGGTATCTTCTGGGTAAGAATCTCGGGCGTTCCGTCCATGCTTATACTTCCCGCCGACTGCCAGTTGACCTCACTATCACGTTTTACCTGTATGCTCAATGTTCCAGAACCTTCGTTCATGACATACGGCTCGATGAACAATAACCTCTTGTATATGTCCAACGCCTGTTTATCAGCAAGGTCAGTGGTAAGCACAAAATACGATGTCACAGCTTCGCCCATATCAGTATGAGCAATATGGCAAGCGTAAGTGTAACCGTCAGCGTCACTGCAAATGTCAACGGCAAAACCCTTATGTCCTGATACGGAGTCCCAGGAATCCCAACCCCATTCGTTCCAGGTATTAAATGGCAATGTATCCCATGTCCAGGTTGCATTTCGATACCAATGACCAAACGCTGTAACTGCTATATCTCTGGGGAGCCACTTGCCGTCTTTATAAACGAGAACCTTATTGTTTGCTGTCGCACTATTGCCATAAGGTACAGCCCACCATATTTCGTCGTATTCGGCAATGTAAGTACCTCTTATATCACCTATCAGGTCCGGCATTAAGTTTCGGGATGTTTTATCGATTGGCTGTGATATTCTCCCGTCGTCCATCTCACGAAACGAACAGTCCGAACCATAGAAGTATAGTTTTGAAACCTCATCGCTTACGATAGAGTCAGGAGCAATGCAACCAACCCTGTCGTGATATATCTCCTGATTAAATACGTCAACTGTGCCCGTGAACCATGCCCTGTTGATACTGTCAGACTTAAATGTGAACAACTGGCCCTGTTTCTGGCCAAAACTCACAACGTAACCTGAACCGTTAACAAACATATTGCCAGCTATATTGTCACTTGCAGGAGTCCAGACATTGTCAAGGCCCAGATCACCCCAATAGACATGATGCGGTAAATAAGTGTTGTCACTTAAAGTAATATGGCCAAGGATAATTATGTTATTATAAACCGTGACGCATTTGGCTTTCGATATATAAACGCCCGTACTTACTTCTGGGCCATGACCATCAACGCCCATCTCATCGAATACGCCAGATACCGTCCATATTAAAGGCGGGTCTATATCATTTGTTGCAACGACTTTATCACCGTAGGATTCAACGCTCCATCCAGTACATGCGGACGAACACGTCCATAATGTAAACCATGTCTGTGTTGTCGATAACCAGCGATAAACGTGAGCCTTGGTAAATGCCAAAAGATACTCTATCTGTTCTGCACCTGCTGTGTGGAAATGGTATTTTATAATAGGATTGCCGTCTGGTGTGGGCACTTTCAGATCTTCAATAACGCCGCCAATCTGATTGTATATGAACATATTACTTAATAAAATATTTTCGGTACCGGATCCGCCATTGTAAATTAAACTTATTTCTCTTGCACTTAGAGCTTTGTTATATATTCTGAAATCATCGAGACAACCATTCAGTTGGCGTGATAAACTTGATGGATTGTAGCCACCTATTATCAAAGGAGCTGCTAAGTCTGGTAAATTAGAAAAATTCGTATAAACTATGATTTTTTGTGACACTCCGTTTAATATTATATAAGGCGTGTTGCCGTCCCTTACGATTAAAAGATGGTACCATGTATCTGCTGCAAGAGACAAACTTTCAGTATAGATATTGGCTTGAACAGTTCCAGTTTCTACACTATAAAATCCAATATGCTGTGTAGAGTCAGTAATACCGCTTATCTGGAATTGCCATCGATTGCTGTTATCAACATACTGACTGGCAAATGCCATGATCTGATTAGTAATAGGTAATGCAGTTAATTTGAAATCAAATCCAATTGAGAAATTAGCAGTATCAAAATGCCAATCATCGCCGTCAGGAACAGAAATATAATCAGTTGTACCATTGAATAAAATAGCTGAACCTACTTTTCCTGTGGCTGTTACATCTTCTGTGTTTTGTTGAGATAAACCATTATTAGCATTACCAGATGAATCAACGACAACTTTATCAGTTTCATGATCATTCATTCGCCAATGACCAATAAGTCCCTCGGATGCTGCAATATCTGAAATGTCGTCGATATTGATTACAGTGTTTGTACTTTCTGTAGTTGATACGACTGACGCGGTTGCTACTTCTGCTCTTTGACCATCAACAAATGTATAAATACCAACGGTATCATTTGTTGCAAACTCCGCTGCATGTACGCCTGATATTGTGATATTATTATCGCTAAGACTGCTTATCTGGTAAGAAGACCTGAGTAACTCTTTCGTCCTCATTAACGCCGAACGCATCTCACCATCCCAGATTTGAACATTTGAGTTATCTGGAGTAAATGCGTTACGCAAAAGGATTACAGGAAAATCCTCTCGCTGACCTAATATTGGACTAAAGATACCGAATTTCTGCATTTAGCTCCCTATCGGAATTACTGTATATGTTCGGGTTATATTCTTGTTATATTCACTACCAGCGGCAATTCTTGTTACTCTGTAATATTCGCCTTTTTTAACAAACATTACAAAACCACTCCTACTACCAACTGTTTGTCCATCGCCCCATAGTGACATAGCACATCGTTCTGTTGTTGGATTTGACGTTGTTCCTGTTTTGCCGACGAAGTTAACTCTCTTGGAGAGTCCATTGTTATTTTTGCACGTTGCAACTAACAACAAGTCAGTTAATGCTTCCGTTTCTTCTATTTCGTCAGTCTCGTCGTTCACCTCAACGTCGCTTGTTATGGTCGTTGTTGTTTCATAATTACCAAACGAAGCATCTGCGACAGTATCGTCAACGTAATCTTCTGTTGCTATTACACCAACAGTTCCGGCTGTATATGTACCGGCCTTGGCCATTTCAACAACTGCACCAACTTTTAGATATTCACCACTGGTGAACGTTCCCGTTGAACCAACAAGCTGCATAGAGCCCGCTGCATCATCGCCAGCCCATGAACCACTGCTCAATGTTATTGAACGAACAGTTCCAGACTTTCCACTGGTCTCACCGGTAACGACGTCACCTACTTTTATTTCAGTAACACCATTAGTGAAACTCAGTTCACTGCTTGAAATGGTTGTTGAATCACTGAGCAGTTTAGCCTTTATCAAAAACTCAAATTCACCGTCTGCATTGCACTTGAATAATTCAACAAAGCCATCCTTTGCGGCGTTATATGCTTTAAGTACGGTGTTATTTGGCATCAACGGTTTTTCAAGATAATTATAACCCTCGGCTGACATCTGAATGTGGTTGCCATTCTCATCCTGAAAGTGAAGTTCAGCGACATCGTCTTCGTCTGAATTAGCAACATCTTTAAGATATAAATATCCCTCATGTGCATCCGTTACAGCTTCATCGCTGTTAACGGTTTTTCCAGCCGGATTATCAGCCAATGGTGCGTGGAATGTTATCTTAGTATGTTCCCCTGCATCATCCTCATTGTAGGCTCCGCTAGTCGCTACACCTATAAAATGATCTTTATTGATCAACTCAAGAACAGCCCTGGCTAACGTCCTGATATAGTCATCGCCAAGCTTAGGATCCGACAGACCAGATGGGTCTGATATATTAACAGGATCGGTTTTTGCCATTATACATATCTCCTTATTTGGGCAGGCTGCGATACTTCAAAGTCACTACCCATAAGTTTTAAAATCTCATTTTCGTATAAAACGGTATGTTCACGGGCCTTGTCGTAATTATCCAATCCGTTGTAAATGGCAGCGACAACGCCCTCTATGATTGCTTTTCTAAATCTTGTTCCAAACTCAATAGTGTCAACATCTTCGCTGTGTGTTTTCCCGTAATAAACAGTGTAAGTAACACCCGTTGCTGGCGTTGGATATATATAAATAAGATTGCCTTTTTGTGCATAACCTGATGTTTGGTCGAGATACTCGGCAAATGTAATTTTCTCAAGTCTTGTACTATTGACCACTATCTCATCGAGAATTGCCATATCAGTTGGAATTGCAATTGTGTTTCCGGTTGTAAATGTTCCTGATACTGACGATGTTAGAAACGAATCACGTCCCGATATATCAAGAAGAACCTCTAACAGTTCATCGTCAATGTCGGTCAAAGACCGCTCTGTTATTGCATTTACTCTTAATAATATGTCAGCTTTTGTAACCATTATTCCCTCAAAAATAAGGGAGGCGGGTTGCTCTCCGCCCCCCTTTTAAAAGATTAGTCAGGAGATACAGCCGTATCAACAACGATACAACCAAATTCCGACATCCCAGAACCACCAGTAGTTGCACTGTCGAACAGTGTTTTCTTGATACCGTAGAACGAATCGCTCTGGACTCCGAATTTCTTATCGTAGTCGTGGAGTTTCTCGTGCCATGTAGGCAGTTTACCATAAGCGATAACTGCTGCCTGGGCACCACAGAACAATGCTCTTGCAACTGTAACACCATTGGCACAAGGATCCGTTGTTGAATCGAAGTACTCAGTGGCGGTAACTCCGCCTGCACCGGTTCTGGTGAGAATCCAAGGTGTTTCGATGATAACAACACCGTCCCAGATACCAAGGGCACCTGTGAACAGAGCGTTAGTCAAACCACGGACGCCGGCATCCTTCTGAGCCGTGATCCATGCAGTCTCGGATTTGAGGTCCTTAGCCTGTCTTGGGTTAATAAACATGACAAAGTATTCTTTGCCATCAACCATAACAGGACGAAGCGGACAAAGAGCCGCTCCGGTTGAATCGAAGGCCTCTGTTGCCATTCTCTTGACCCTACTGATAACCAACGTGCCAAAGAGGTTTGCACTTGTTGAATCGATAGCTGCAACATTAGCAACTCTCTCAAGTGTACCTGCTACAGTCTGACCACCAGCGAAGTACCTTGTTGCGGTTGCACTCTTGGTCAATGCAACTGGGTTAACAGTCTCGATGTTATGACTTGATGCATCCTGTGCCAACGTGGTTGAACGTACACCAACCGCAAGTGACAAAGTCGGTAAACCCGATAATGCACAAATCATATCAAGAGCCTGAACCCTTCCGTTCCATTCGCCAAGAGCACTCTTGCTCTCGTCACGAAGGTTGACGATTGTCCTCTGTTCGGACATCTCACCATTAACCTTGACCGCATTACCACGTTCGTGAATAGTGGCACTCATCGAGAACAGACTGATTGATTCTTCGTTGCCCTCATAAGTACCGTCATCACTCTGACCGTTACCAGTCAAGATACCTCTGAGCGTGAAGTCAATGGTATCGCCTTTTGCTTTCATAAGATTTTTCTTCACCTGGAAAATCTTATCCGAACCAGTACCCATAAAGGGTTTGAATGGGTTAGCTGCTAACCCGTGTTTGAAAAGGTCTTTTTCATACTGCTTAACGATAAGTTTATCGTTAAGATTTGACCCGCCAGATGAGGCATAGGTCGATCTTGTTACTGTTACTGCTGAACCCATAATTTATAATCCTTATGTATTTAAGGCATCGTCGAAGTAGTCTTCATCTTCGAGGATAGCCTCTTGTGTTGGTAATTTTGGTTTTGACTCGTCCACATCGGACTTGCCTTTTGGTTTTGGATTGAGAATGTTTTGCAGGTTAGCCAGTTTTGTTTTGGAAAGCTGGTAAGCAGTCTCAGCAGGGTTTTTACTCTGTTTAATCTTTGCTATGTCGTTGACATCAAGAAGATTTAAGCTTCTCTCTGCTGACATAACGTCGTCGTAATCAGAGTATTTTTCTGCTGTTATCTGGGCAGAGGTCTTAATGCCCTGCTCAAATGCTATCTGCTCAGCCATCTTTGCCTGCTTAGCTGATTCCTTTGCCATCAATGTTTTAACCTGACCAACGGTCAGGTATTCATCATCTGGCAATTTGTCCAACTCGTCGTCAGTCTCGGAATTTTCCGCGTCCGGTCGCGTATTTGACTTGAGTTGTTCTTCAAGCTGTTTAGCTCTGGCCTCGGCGGCCTGTGCCCGTTGCCTCAGCTTAATATGCTGATCGACAGGTACTTTGCCGTCACGTTGCAGAATGCTTTTAGTGTAGTCCTCAGCTGTTTCCTTGGTGACCGTTTCCTTTTCAGTAGTTTCTTCCAGAACAGTATCAACAACCGTTTCTTCTGGCGTTTCAAGTTTGATAGTTTCTGCTGAAACTTCCTCTGTAGATGTTGGGTTTACTGGATCCACTGTTTCGCCTTCTGCATTTGCAAAATCATTAATCTCATCATTATTCATTGTTTTAAATCCTTTCGTTCAGCCGGATATATGGCTGGTAAATCAACCGGAATTAGCCGCCTCCGTTGCGTCCTGCCGTTCACCGCCGCAAGTCACGTAATAAAAAAAGCCCTGCTCTACGCAGATAGAGTATTTCTGCGTAAAACAGGGCTTCGATTTTTTCGATTGTCCCGTAAAGACTTATTCAGTTTTTAAAAAAGAGCGTTTATTTATTAGTTATTAAGCTTATAACTTTTTCCATATCATTTTTAAGATTATTAAATGCAGTTACTATTGAAATTTCTTGACCACAATCTAAACATTTGACACAACCGATCATACAACTATCTTGCACTGACCAGTTTTTGTGCTGGCATGATTCTTGTTTTACACTACTAAATTTTATACCATCAAAAACAAAGTCAGAGTCAGCTAACATATATTCTTGTTTGGATGACACACAACTACGAGATAAACAATCTTCTTTGAATTTCAAAAATGCTCCACGTTCAAAAGTTATACCTTTTAAATGAATACCCATTAAAAACAATTTATTATGGAATTCATTAATAACTGTAAAAATGTCCATTACTGTGTCCTTTCCTGTTTTTCAGGTCTTATTGATTCGTTTATATTAGCATTAACGTACTTACCACCTTGCAAATTAAATTGAATTGAGCCAAAAAATCCCTTCAACAGTTTTGCAAGTTGTTCGCCAATCGAATGTATTTCTTCTTTATTTTCCATTAACAAGCCATTCGTCAATAATACTAAAAACCTTAATAATTTAATTTCATCATTTCATACAGGTCGACATTGTGAAAATGCCTGCACTGAATGCTTGGTTCTATCCAGATGTCATAACCGAGGTCATGGATATACTGACAGAAGAACAAATCCTCGCTCATTGTGACTGTAAATGTGTTTTTATCACGCAAAGTCATCTGGTAAGGTACTTTCATCTTCTCAATGACGTCACGACGCACCAAGATCGTTGTTCCACCTACAACCGAGGCTTTAAAGGGCTTATTCGGTAACTCATCCGGCTCAATCCACTTAGTTTCACCCTCTTTTTTAACGTTCCACATGAATTTTCTTGAACTATCCAGATAAATTGGCGTTACTCCTGCCACTACTGGCTTATCCAAAGACAAGAGTTTGTTTAAAGCATACTCATTTATCGGAGCAGTATCAGCGTCAAGAAAGAACAGGTGTGTTGCCGACGGGTCGTCAATCATAAACCGTTTAATCAGCTTCGTTCTGGCATCCTCAGCGACATTACTGGGGTGTGTCATTATCGAAGCTTTCAAATGTGCGGCGTTAAACGCACAAAAAGCTGAATTTTGATGATGTATCAGTCCATTTGTCGGGACCGGAACGCAAATGCAGACTTTATTTTTCGATAAATCAGTTCTTACTTTTCTCATATCGCTAAACTTCCATGTTTATGTAAATAATATATTCTATCCAGTTCAAAACTGGAACATGCTATCTCATCAATATGATCTTTTTCTCTTCGTTGGTGTGACCAATGGCGATGGTCAAAGAAAATATCATTTATTTTAATAAAGTCTTTTTTGTAGCGTTTATATAAGTCTGTATCACAAAAATTATGAACAAAACGCTCGTCGAAAACTGGTTTATTACCTAAGATAAAATCTCTCGTTAAAACCGGATGAGTTGGTTGCAATGAATTGACTCCATCAAAAATATGCAACGCCTTGCCTTGATGAACTTCGACATAATCAGAAATCTTTTCACAGTTGAATCCAGGGTAAAGATCATCTGCTCCGACAATAACTCCATTGCAAACGTGCCCAATAACTTCATCGATCATGTAATTTTGAAGTATTGCGAAAGGTTTTCTACAGCCAGTCAGTAATTTATCTGCTATACCAAATACAGAATTATAAGTATCGTCGTCCCATGTATATACACATACTTTAAAGCCCAAAGCTTTCCATGCTTTAACTACTTCTAAGGCTGATCTAGTTCTATTCCCAGTAGGTACTGTGATGTAAATTAAATCGGTTGCCATACTATAACTGTTTCCTTTGTTAAGTTTAAAGTTTTCGGAAGGCCAACGGCATTAGTTGGATCTGCGTATATGCCAAGTTTTGGTGTTACATTATGTTTATGGACAAGCAACGATAAAATACTCTGGTCGTGTCTATGTCCTAAATATGCCCTATTATGTAATAATATCGTATTGTTCGTATATCTTGGACCATTAGCAAGTACTGGATTCAATGATATTTCTATAAACTCCTGTGATATTGTTTTGCCAATTTCAGAGTTTAAATTGATTGCAAAAAAACCTGAAACTACAGTTGGAATATCAAAAGCATTATCCCTGTTTATCGCAAAATGATCAAGTAACTCATCTTTAGTCCACTGTCCAACACTCCAAAAACAATCTGGGAAACCATTGAAAGGGACAATGATATCTGATTCTCGAAACATATTTATTAAATATTGCCAGTTTTTATGGAACATCATCTTCGCATCTGCCCATATAAACCAGTCGTAACCATTATCAATCGCTTCTTTAAGACAACCTGCTTTAAATACGTAATTAATCTTATCGTGACTTGGCCAATGCGGTCTATCGTATTCGTTGATCAAAAATTTATCACAATGAAAACATATTGTTGTTCTTGCAAGTCTATCCTGAGCAAGTTTGTATAAATGGGATCCGCATATATAATTATATAATGCTATTTTCATTATGCGGTTTTCCTTTGCGGTTGCTGTGTCATTTGAGCCTGTTGCTGTGCCTGCTGTTGTATTTGAGCCTGAACCTCTTTCATTCTGGTAATGATTTCATCTTTGTTGTTCAGGTCTGTAGCGTCAATGAAAATATCAGCCGGTATAGTGCCATACTTATCTTGTATTGCCTCAAGTTCGGCCATGTTAGCCATGCGAACTGTTGGGGCGTTTGTACTTAGACTAACAACTATGCCGTAATCGCCAATCTCATCACTCTTAAGTTGTGCGAACATCATTTCTTCGGCCTGCCTTTTCACGACCTTCTCCCAACCCGCTGCGACTTGTGGAAATACTTGTGCGTAAGGTAAATGCTTCGCCCTGGCTATCTTGTACTTCTGGGTGACAAGTAATTGATCTTGTGGTTGAAGCATTGCCATTTGCTCAGGATTCGGAGGTTGTATGTTCATAGGTTGTCTTGGTGCTATGCCAAGGGCCTTTTCAGCCTCAGCCATCATAGCAGGTTTAACAAGTTTCGATTCGGCTATAATAGCCCTGATCTCATCATCAGTGTAAACACCAAGTTTGCGTATATAGATAACCATCAGTTCGCCAAAGATGCGTACTGTGTTATCAAAGTTGTCCATTATCATTTCGGACGCTGTCATTGATTGCCGCTGCTTAAACTGCAAGGCCTTGCCTGACTCATTCTTTCCAGTTTCATAGCCCTGCATAGTATCAGAAACGTTTGATATTTCCTTAATGTCCGTAGCTGACTGTTGAGCTAAGGCCATGTGTCCGGTTGACAATTGATTAGGCGAAATACGTTCTACTTCTCCGCCGCATTTATCTTTTTCAACCACAATGCCGGAAACGTTTCCAAACTTCTCAAGGAACTTTTTGTAGACAGAATCAACTGCTTTAACTATCCAGCCTGAATTTGTAGTCTGGTTCAACAGTCTCATAGTCTGGGTTCTGTTTGTGTTCTCTTCTTTTTGCGGGTCAATGATATTATCAATAACACCAAAAGCATAACCGTCAACCCAATACGGAGCAAACCTGATAATTGAAAATAATATTACATCCTTCATTGGATTGACTATATCCTCGAGAACAACTTCGCCGAGCATTTTTGTGATATGAAGATCATACGAAATCTTTTTCTCAAGTGTGAATTGTTCTGGCATGTGTTTCACGCTCTTTTTGGCCTGTGCAATATCTTTTTTCTCGGTTAATGTCCGTGACTGCTTATTGACAATATCAGTCCAGACATAAGAAAGTTTAGGTTGCTTCCATTGAACTTCTTTAATGAGATACTTGCGTTTTCTCACGTCCTCAATGTTGAGATCGAGCAGGCTATTTGTGCCGTTAATGTCAGCATCAATTGAATTGCCATCATGCAGTAATTCGTCTGCAAGATCTGTATCATTGCCACTATTTACAGAATAGTTGACGCCGGAATCTTTAAGCACGTCTCCATAGAGTAACTCAATTTCCTCTTTATCGACCCAATCCAGATCAATCACAAAACGACCATTGTTCAAGTCATAGTCGGCATTGTCTGGGTCTGGAATAATATTGAATACTGAACGCCTCTTAACCTTAAAAGCTCCGCCAGGTCCATCTGTTTTATCGACAACGAGTTTTAGGAAATCTTCGCCATTTGTAATACCCTCGCTAAAGCACGTGCTAAAAACGTGCTGTGCCTTACTCTGATCGCAGGCATGTTTGGTTAGCTCTGTAAGAATATCAGCGACGGTAGAAGTACCACCTTTACGGGGACGTACCTTGATATCTTGTTTGTTCTGACGTTGAACGCCTGAAAGAGTATTGATGACCGGTAAGCAATGGTTAATAACAAGAGGAATGACGCCTTTCTTTTTATATTGTTCGTATTCCTCAACTGACCACTGTTTACCTACTCTGAAATTCTGGTTCAGTTCTGCACGCTCAACAAGCGTTTTATGTGCATCAACACCAATCTTAACAAATTCATTCAGTTTAGTTGTAAGTTCAGTATCTAACATGCTATCTCCGATATGTAATTTTCGTTGTATTCATTTTCTTTGCGTTTCTTTTCATCAAGATAAGGAACAAATTGTAGCCCCCATTGACCCATGACATAGGCATCTCCGCGATCTGGTGATCTGCCAAGTCGTTTTTTGACTTCCGTTTTTGGTTCAATTATAAGTTTGCCATTTTTAATGTCGTAATTTGGTGTACAAAGTTGGCTTACAAGTTCATCATCGTTGCTATTAAAAACAACATTACCTTCACTGAATTGTTTAGCAGTGTAATCCCATGCTTCTGCTCTTGTGTTATAACAGAGTTCATTCTTTGTACTAGTATTTGAACCAAAGTATTCAATTACTTTCCTTCCCCATGAATTTAAATTAGTTGGAATACCATCAGCAACAGGTCCATCCCTGTCAATAATGATAGGTATGTCACCGTGTTTTAATGACATAGTATTTAATCGACCAGCTGTGAAATACGTGTCCTTTTGCCCAAAAAACTCTTCATCGATTATCTTACTATTTTCAATAACGTAAATAACAGTCTCATCATTACCGAATCTTGCCGGATCACATGAAACAATACGTTTTGTCTTTGGAAAAAAGATTGTTTTGTTTTTCGCCCATGTTACCCATGAATTTTTGATAACTTGACGTTCGCCATCAAAACAATCCCATCGACCTTGCAAATATGCTTCAAGCAATTCCTTCCGATGTCCAAAAGCTTTTTTCAATATATCAAGATAGCCCTCTGGTAGATATTGATTATCTGTTGGTAACGCTGGGATATATGCATAGTTTGATTGTGCTAACTTATCAACAAAGTCATCTTTGAGCCAACACTGTGCAGGGTTAGCCGTCCATAATGATTTGTAGGGTAAATGTTTGCCATTGATCTGCAAACGCAAAGAACCTCTTAAAACTGAAATGTCATCCCTGCTTGTTTCCTCTGCTTGGTCAACTATCGTAAACATATACTCAGCAGAGTTGAATTTGTTGATTGCCTCAGAACTATCAAGTCCTCCGGTAACAATCTTGACTCTGTTGTTGACTATAATCTCAGCAGGATTGCCTTTGATAATATATTTATTTGTTGGCATAAACTTTTTCCAGGTCTCAAGAGTTGTAGTCCTGAAATCCTGTGCAATTTTCCTGCCAATATAACCAACAGGTGTAGGATATGTTGGTATGTCGTTAATACCACAAAATTGTATAATCCTTAAACACTGTAATAACGCAAAAGTACACGCAAAAAACGACTTGCCGCCGCCTTTGGCTCCGCCATAAAGCAGTTCTGAATCGTATGGTGCGAACAGCTTATCTAAAGCCATTCCCTGCCTCTGTGTTAGTTTAATGCCCGATGTGTTCAAGTTTTATACCTTCTGGCATGATAATTGAAAAATCAATTGGATTATCCTTTTGTCCACCAATATTCAAATCAGTCTTTTCCCTGACTTGGTGATTATGACTGAGCATTAACCGTGTGATGTTTGAATCATAGTCTTTGCTCAAACCTCTACAAATCAACATATCTTTCTGTAAAGCAAGTAACTTCTCGATTGCTTCTCTGAACTCTGGGTTCTCTTTCTGCCAATTCAGAATTGTTTGCTCACTATACCCCAAATAAACAGCATAGCCGCAAACAGTAGGAAGCAAACCAAGTGTTTTGCGATAAGCGATATAAACCGTTAAATCGCAATATTCAGGTTTGTATTTCGTTGAAGGTCCCATGTTTTAGCCTTTATACATTTCGTTGTTATTGTTTACAGTGAAAACATTGCCAGAGATATCAAGTTTAATCTTTCCGGATCCACCGGCTGGCTGGTCTAGTAAGCCTACTGATAATTGAGCGAGGTCATCCTCGTCGATGACAATATTTGAGATATCGTTCATATCTTTGGTTGGAGTTTCAACGTCAAAGAAAGCCGATAAACCAAGAGCTACTTGGCCATCGTCTGACTCTACAAGTGGAGAACCCAATATCTGGGTAATATTAGACCTCAAATCCCCAGACTCTTCTGGGAAGAAAGTTACAATATAGGGCAAGGCCCCTGTATTAGTAACAGTAACTTTTAAAACTACAGCATCGCCATTCATCTCTCCAGCCGTCAGATCAATATAACCGCATCCACTCGTATCTATCTCCGTGGCTTCACTCGTTGCATCTGCGAAAGATGCCCCGTCTACTGCAACCTTAGAGTCCTGGCCTGCCCACGTCGTTATAAGTGTACCGTCGCTTTTTCTTATAGCAAAGTAATGCCTGTAAGCAGTGTTCTTTCTTGGTATTGGTCTTGCATCTGTACTTGCCATAATAGTATCCTT